GGATTTATTGCAACAAAATAATGGCAAGTAGAAATTATGAAATTGGTCGAAGATTTGAATATAGGGTTCAAAATTTTTTTAGGAAGTATGGTTATTATGTAATGAGATCATATGCTTCCAAAGGGCTTCTTGACTTAATTGCCATTCCACCATATATTGATGAAAGATGGTATAATTTTCCTTTAGGAATACAAGCAAAGAAAAATGGATATGTACCTAAAGAAGAACTGAAATCACTACAAGAAAATAGCAAGACATGGCAGATGAATATTGTGATAGCATGGTCAGATAAAAAAACAAGAAAGATAAGAATGAGGGCAGTTGATGGAACGGAACTTTCATTAGAAGCAATCAAGGTAAGAAAGAAATGACCAGAATTGATAAGATCTTGGAAAAACTAATGGCAAAAGAAGTTCCTGATAATGAAGTTGCTGTATTGTTATCAGGTGGTGTTGATAGTTTAAGTGTGGCATTTACTGCACATAGACTTGGCAAGAAAGTTCATGCCTATACATTTCATCTAAAGGATAATCCTACCTATGATTCAGATAAGGCACAAGAAGCCTCTAAGATTTTTGGATGGAAGATAGATGTGATTGAAGTGCCTGTTCATAATTTAGAAAGGGATTTTTTTACTTTGTTAAACAAATATCATTGTAAGAAAAAAACTCACTTTGAATGTGCATTTCCTTTCATCTATGTCTATCCAAAAATAAAAGAAAAGTATGTATTGACAGGTATGGGATTTGATGATTTTTATGGATTAACCAAAAGATGTGCAATTCATTTTAAAACCCCTAAAGAAAAGTTTGATGAATATCGTATGAAAACACACTTTCAACCTAATAATGATGGAATGGATCAACATCTGTATATGTGCCAAGAACATAATAAAATTCTAGTTTCAATAGGTATGCAACATCAGGATGTGGTTGATTTTTTTATGAAGTTTGATTGGTATGAAATGAATAAACCATTTCAGAAACATCATATCAGAACAGCATATTCAAAAGAATTTACAAAAATAGGTAAGGTAAAGCAACATTCAAACTTACAGTTAGTGGCAAATATACCTGCACTATTTGAAACCTTATTTGATAATAAGAAAATTAATTTTAAGAATCGCAAAAGAACTATGGATATTTGTAGGGATTGGAATAAATCATGGTGACAGTAGTATCAACATTTTCAGGTGTAGGTGGATCTAGTATGGGCTATAAGCTGGCAGGTGCAGATGTCTTGGCAAGTTTGGAATTTATTGAAACTGCAAGAGAATGTTATAGGTTGAACTTTCCTAATACACCAATAATTGAAAAGGACATTCGTAATGTATCAGGCAAGGAAATACTAGACTTGATAGGACTAAAGAAAGGTGAATTGGATATTCTTGACGGAAGCCCACCCTGTGCAAGTTTTTCAGTGGCAGGTAAGGGAATGAGAAATTTGGGAAAAATAAGACCTTATTCATCAACAAAGCAACGAGTGGATGATCTCTTTAACGAGCAGATTAGGTTAATTGGTGAGATAAAACCAAAGGCTTGTGTAATTGAAAATGTAAAGGGAATGACTATGGGAATTGCAAAAGAAGTTCTATCCAACTATGTCCTTAAACTACAAAAACTAGGCTATGATGTTAATGTGGAAGTCCTTGATTCAAGGTATTTTGAAACTGCTACAAGTAGGCAAAGGGTTTTTGTAATAGGAATTAGAAAAGACTTAAAGAAAAAAGCGTCACATCCTAAGCCATTTAGCAAACAAACGACATTTTCAGAAGCTGTAAAGAATATTAAAATTGATAAAAAAGAACGTCAAAAACTACTTACACATCTAAACAATCCTAAGTTACAACGCTATGCGTATATTCGACAATGTAAGCAGGGTGAAACTTGCCAAAAGTATGATCCAAAAGGAAACTACTTTACAACACGCAGAGCTCATATGCACAGACCAATGCCTACTGCTACAACTCACTTTTTGGATATACTTCATCCATTAGAACATAGACCACTTACAATAAATGAATTAAAGGCGTGTTCAAGCTTTCCTACTAACTTTAAGATTATAGGCACATATACACAACAGTATGAAAGAATAGGCAGGGCAGTACCACCCAACCTAATGAAACATATAGCAAAACACATTATACAAATTCTCGAAAATTAGTTCTATTTTGACAGTAAAACTGACAATCTGTGCGTAAAAAATGACACTAAATGACAGTGAAATCCTAGTAATGCAGACTGTTGTAATGAAGCTTAATGAAGCAGAATCACTAGCATGGATTAGATCTCACCAAACAAGTAGGCAAAAGCCTATGGAAGTTAGAACATTTTATAGGATTAAAGGCAAGCTGAAAAGCCTTACGGATAAGCGTAAGTTTGATTTGCAGAAGCAGGGATTATGGGAACAACATCTTGAAAGGATAGATCAGTTGGAAACCATACTAAAATTCTCATGGCAGAATTATCATAGGACAACTGAACCTATGAACAAGCAAAGAATACTTGAATCAATTACAGCAATACAACCATTGTTATCTGCATATTATGGAGCAAGTCAGGAAGTGATAGAAACAGATGCGAACAAAAACATACAGGACACAGGACATTTATCCAAGCTTTCAGACTGAAGTTCAATCTGAAACTTCATTGGATATTTCAGAGCAGTTAGCAACGCTAAAATTTTATTGTGGTCAGAACATAAGAAAGGAAAGATGTTGCTTTTCACATATTATAGGATTGCCACAACACCCTGCTACTAATCAGCAGATGAAGTTTATGCCACATCAAATAGACTTGATTAAACAATCAATGTCTAAAAAGCAGGTAAAATTTCATGTCAATAAAAGTAGGCAGATAGGATTAACTGAAATTGTATTACGCATTATTCAGTATCATTGTTTTGGAAAATACAAAGGTGGTAAGATATTGATTATTGCAGGTACTAGGGAAAAAACTACAAAGACAGTAATGCTTCGGCTTAAAGCCATGTTTAATGAAATTCACTCGACAATAAAGGATGATCATAATGTTCTTCATCTAGTCTTAAAGAATGGAACAGAGATTGAGGGAAAGCCTAGCAATTCAGAAGCCATTAGAGGTGAAACAAAAATTCGTGCAGTTGTTATTGACGAGGCAGCACACTTTGGATTGGTAGATGATAGTGTTGTACTAGATGCTGTTGAACCAATCTTGCATACTAACAAGTCAGATGTTTTTCTAGTAAGCACACCAAGAGGTCAGCGTGGATTCTTCTATGAAATATCTAAGGAAAATAACGACTACAAGAAACTGCATTATGATTATACAAATGCAATAGGTTGGATCTATTCTGAAAAGGAAATGGAAGAAGAACTAAAACGAACAGACATAGATGTTGATCAAGAATTTAGGTGTCAATACACATCTTCAAGAAGTTCGATATTTGGTGTTATAACAGACGAGGCAACAGAGGATTATGAGGTCGAAACATATGGAAATATCTGATTTGCCAACGCTATTTCAAATTGCTACTGCACAGGAATCCAATGGACATCAGCTTGAACAACTAGGCAAAGTAATTGAATATCAACAAGCAGAACTTGAACGAATGAAAAAAATAAGTAATGTGCAACAAGATCTACTTGATGAAATTACACACTACATTAGGACAAAGACATGAGGATTGCAGGTATTGATTCAGGCAAGAAAAAAGATAGTTTTGCATTTGTCGGTATCGAAATAAAAAATAATAACATTAGAATTATAGGTGTAAAAACATGGCTAGGAAGAAATTATCTTGAAGTTGAAAATTTAATTTCTGAAATACATGACAGCACACCATTCAACTATTACGTTGTAGAAATTAACAATACAGGTGAACACGTTTTTGAAGAACTGAAATATCGACATCACATTCCTAATGTAATTCCCACATTTACTACAAGAGAAACAAAGGATCAATCTAAGATAAATTCAGGTCGTGTCATGCCTAAGAATCAGATGGTTGTATGGATGGCAAGAATGTTTCAGAATAATCGTATTAAATTTCCTAAGCACAGCAATAAAGACATAGACGAACTAAAAAGACAAATTTCAATCTTTAGTGAAATTATAACAGAATCAGGTAGTGCAAGTTATAGAGCAGAGGGCAACGAGCATGATGATACAGTTATGGCATTAATGTTAGCGTGTTTCATAGGCAGAAACTTTATCAAAGGTATGGATGGTTTTAATCAAGATCTGCAAGTTGTCAATAAGAAATTTACAGAAGTCAATGAATCCATCTATGGAACAGGTGTGCCTAATTATACAACTGCAACAGACGTTCAGGTGATGTACCCAAAATGAGTATGGAAGTTGAACTTAGTGTAGGTGATTATCATAACCTTATGAATTGGTATGAATTAGCATTTGCTAAAAAGAAGCCTAGTGATATTCCTATGAAAGAACATTCTACATTTAGGAAGCTATCAGTAATGGCAGAAGCTTATGTTGAAGAACAAAAAGCTCTGAAAGATGATAGCAAAGATCTAGCTTGAAAGGAAATCAATCAAAAAATATACATGGTGATTATTGTTCCCATTGTGGTCATTATGATGAAGTTCATTTCAGAAATACAGATTGCGAGTGCATATGCCATAATGAAAAGTAATACAGAACTGCGTTATAACAGGCTAGTTTTTGAATTGGAAAACTTAGAAAAAAAACGAGTTAGAAAAATTAAACAAATACTTGCAATTAGGAAAAAACTAGGCATGACGAATTAGTCAAAATACTTCTATTAATTGTCGTTCTATCTCTTTTTAATTATTGACAAGTAAGAATAAACAAAATAATCATAAAAATACTTCTAATAAATTCGTTATAGATTCAAAGGCAGTTCCCATACCAAAAAAACCTAAGTCTAATTATGCAAGTGCTTCAAGACGAATGAGTACAGATAATTTTCTGTATATGTATTCCAATCCATCTTATACTGATGTTGAACTAGAACAGTTTGAAGATGTATGGGGAAGCAGTGTTGCAGGTGCAGTAATAGACAAGCTGTGCGAATATACTTTTGGAAATGGTATCAAGCCAAACTTTGAACTGATAGATGATAAGGGCATGGATGATGAACAGAAAAAAACAGCGTTAAAAAAATATGAAACTGAATTAAACGAGTTAATTGAATATGATAGAAAAATGAACTTTGAAAAGAAACTGAAAGATGCTATAACAATGACAATGGTGTTTGGTCGTTGTGTAATTGCATTTGAGGGCAAAGGATTACCAAAGGCACTAAAGATAATTCACCCAAGAGATCTTGGTCGTGTATTTCTAAATCAGAAAAATTGGGGATTAGAAAAGGTTATCACAACTTATCCTGCTGACGAGATTACAACAGATGAAATGTTATATCTTGTAAATAGACCTGATAGTCCTAAAAGACGAACTATGTGGTATGGATATTCAGATCTTCAAAGAGTTGTTGGTGCTTCACGAGCTTGGCGTAGAATTGTAGAATATGATATGCCTGAAGTTGCTACAAGTATGTGGTCAGGTTATGGAATGTTCCTTATCAAAAAGATGGGAAGATCAAAAGCAGACGCAGAAAATGATATGAATACTTTACTTAATTCCCTAAAGGCAGGTGCTTTCAATGCAGTTAGTGTAGATGCTAATGACGAAGTTGAATTTCAAAAACTTGATCTTGAACCTAAAGTTAGGGAAATGGTTGAGCTTGCTTCATTCTATGAAAGAATAATTATTGGAAACTTTGCTGTGCCAAGTGCATTATTAGGTCGTGAGGAAGATCAGAACAGAGCTACACTCATAGGCAAAATACAGTTCTTCCTAGCAGGTGTTGTGAAAGCAAAGCGTGATTGGATTAGTGATATGGTTTCAAAACAATGGTATGAACGAAATATGATTAAAATGGGATATGGTGATTTGTTAGATGTTGTTCGTGTTAAGACAGAGTTTGAAAGCATTATTGTTGAATCGTGGTTTGACCTAGTTGATGCTGTATTAAGAGTTAAGGGAATATTCCCAAACTTACCTGACGATCAATTATTGGAATTGTTAAACTTAGAAGAATACAAGACAGAACTTGCACAAGCACCTACACAGACAACAGACGTTCCACAGGGGAATGTTCCTATCAATACACCACAAGATATTGTAAATAAACAACTTAACAAAACGATGAATCAAGCACCATCTGTATCTGCAAAAATTATTGATGATGAATTAATTAAACACGCATTGGAAGCTAAGAAGCTTGAAGTGCTAGATCATATTGATAGGATGATAAAAGATGCTGACACAAAAAAACCTAAAAGTAATAAAAAACGCAATTAGTATATTCGACATTTATACTGAAGAAAAACCACATAGGGTTGTCTTTACAACACAGCGAGATAATAGGGTTGATGATGCTATATGTTTGCCACTAGCAGGGATTGCATTTGATGTTGATAGTCCATTCAGACCAATCATACCAGACGACACACATAGGAATTGTAGATGCTATTATGTTGATGAAGTTACAGGTCAGATTGTTACAGATATTTCTAGTAGGCGTGATGTTAAACGCAGAAGCCAACTAACAGACAGACAGCGTAAGAACATAGTTAGGAAAGATAAAAAATATTTAACACAAAAAAAGATGGAACTGATTGATGAAAACATAAAGAAGCAACAGAAGTATCAAAAAATAAAATCAAGAAACGAATGGCAGTATGAACTTCAAGCAAGCTTAGAACAGATATTCAAATGGGTTAGGTCGTTATGAATGATTCGTTATTTTGGACTATCATGTGTGGTTGCTATCTTGTTGGTGGGATTACTATTGGTTATTACTTTAGCTTATGGCATAACAGAAAGAAAAAAACAGGCACAGGCAGATGGGATTAGTTCTATTATTGCCTATAAGGGAAAATTAGATAATGAATATGAGTTATGAAATGCTTGGCATTATTGCAACGTTTGTTATACTTGGTTCTGTTCTAGCAGTAACAGGTGTAGCAACATCAGATATTGATTTAGGTACAGGTGAAATAAGACTACAACCAATAAACGCAGGTACATCAACAGCAACACCAAACGCATACTACGAATGGTGTTTTCAATTTGAAAAGGATTGTAAATGACAGGCTTAATTAGATTTGAAGATCAAGACAAGTTCTTCATTAAGTTCTTTCTGTTAGATGCTACACTTAACCTAAACAAATGGGGTGTAACAGAAAAAAGTTTAAGGGATGGACTTGATAGTTTTATTGGAAAGCCTTTTGTTCTGACAGCAGACTTTGATCATCCTACTGCAAGAGATGGTGACGACTTAATGATACAACAAGAAAAATATCGAGTTGGTAATATTATCATGGTAGGCATAGAAGAAAGATCAGGCAAAGCTTATGGTGTCGCTGAAATTACAAATAGGGAAGCAATAGACATCTTGAAAAATGGTGATGTTAATTTTGTATCGCCTAGTATTGTATTCAATTCATCTAGTGAGATTGACATAAATGGAAATGCTGTTATTGATAGTTGGGAAGGAGCTCATGTTGCAGCAGTAGCTGAACCTGCTTATACGATTGAAAAGGCACAGATTAAAGGCAAGTGTGCAGGTGACAAGGAAACCTGTCTAAGTACATTAAACAAAGTTCAGGCTAGTCGAAGTCCTTGTGGAAAATACACAATAGTTGAAACAGCAAATAAAAGAATTATAGGTAATGCTTCCAAATGTGTTGAAAGTTGTATAGAAAAGAAAGGTGAAAGTGGTAAAGAGATTGATGATCAGGCACTAGCAATATGCTATTCTGAATGTGGTGAAGCAAAAGGAAATATTGATCAGGAATCATTAAAGAATATTACAAAAGTTGATTTGTTAAAAAAGAAGAAAAACGCACAAGATGATTCTGATGTTACAAGTCAGAACAAAAAGAAAATTACAATGCCTAAGAAAGCAAAAAAGACTAAGGAACAATTAACAAAAGAACTAGAAGATTATGAATTGCAAATGCAATCATTTAGTAAAGAAAAGACAAACAATACTTCCATTAAGTCAAAAAAATCAAAAACTGACAATAACATGAAAACAGATTAC